CGTTTTATTCTGATGCAAGTCGTACTTGGTTAAGTACAACTGCTGATAGGGCTGTTAATCGAAAACCGCTCAACAGTATGCCTGAACATTACGAAACAATTCATTACCATGATGCTACATATTACAACAGTTTAGGTCCATTTACTTTCGCAATTAAAACACCTAAACCAATTGAAGTGTATACCAACTTAGCCGGCAATGATGTGGTTGTAGGTTCAACAGGTACAACCACTATCAGTACCAGTGCAGCAAGAGTACCACTTGGTATAGGTCAAACAATACAAATTGAAGATGAGATATTTGTTGTTACTGGGCCTCAAGGTGACAATGGTTTTGTAATTAACGTTAATAAAACAACTGGACACCTTACAAGCGGAAGTAAAATTTTTATTGGTGGAGATGGTACAACTGTGGCGGCAGGTTCCCTTAACAGTGCCTACACTGCTCAAGGTGGTACAGGTGTCATGCTCAATCACTATTGGCCGTGTGGCAGTCGTGGTGGACCACTTTCAAGTCGCCTCGATGGATATGGTTATGTAAGCACTGCGTGGGATTATCCACAAGAGTATACATCAGACGGTCCTGTGTGGGTAGACCATGATGATGACGGTTCATACGTGGTGGCAACTGGTTTGTCTAAATCTACTTATGATGCATTCACCGACGCTACTTGTGACACTACCAACACAGATGCAACAGTAACGATGGATTCAACTGAAAAACTGGCTAAGGGTATGGGAGTAAGTGGTACAGGTATACCATCAGGTGCTACTGTGTTATCAATTACAAATGCTACTACATTTGAATTAAGTGCAAATGCAACAGCGAGTAACACAAATACTACACTCACATTCACTCCTGTAAATACACGGCCTCGACCGTTTGGTTATCGCTTTGGTTTACGACAGCCTTACAACAAACCACAGTGGGCCATGTACGGTGCTCGTGCCTATCGAGAAGCCGCTATCACCGCATCAAATACCATTGCAGGGTATCAACATGGGCCGCTTGTACAACAAGAAACACAAACATGGACGTACGCTGGTGGTTCAAGCCTTGCAAACGAAACCTATCCAAACACGTATGTTGGAATTATGGAGCGTCAAACCAACTTCTCCGCTATGCTTGGTGTAGACAAACCTGAATGGCAAGTACGATACAGTAACGGTATGCGTATGACACGAGCGTTTGGTTGCCCAGTGCGTGTGTTACGTAACGCAAACACTGTCATACGTGACTGGTGGGGTGACCCGCTTGGTAAGAATATATCAAAGGTAGATGAAGCAGTAAAGTACTATCTTGTAGACTGGTGGGGCAACACTCGTGGTGAAGATGTACGACGTTATCCTGTGCGTGGTTTTGGTATACGCCCTGCTTGGGATTGTAGTGATGTTTATGAGTATGACCGCACTAATGACCTCGCACCTTATGCACGTCTATGGAATGGTGGTAACCCGTTGGTTAATCTCAAAACACTTGTTGATTTTACCAATTCAAACTTAACTGGTACGGATGTAAACTTCCCACGTATGGCGGGACGAATCAACAACGTGAACAACAACGATTCAGCAAACCCAGTCGATGTCTTCTTCCCGACTAACCCGCACCGTGTTGGTGACATGGGTAACGGTCGAGGTGTACGCTATCCGACCATGTTTAACGAAGATGTACTCACAGACCTTGATGAGCCGTATCACGCTACGGGGGTCGTTCTATCGCACCATACTGCTGAACCTAACACATCAGACGGGTACGTGCGCCCACGTAACGATGTACTGCAACCCAACGAAGTACTGCGTGGTATCAGTGCTCGATTGGGTGTCGATGAAGACGGACTGCTTAAACCCGAAGCCGTGGCAAGCGACCGTGTAGAAGACTTCACTGGCGACACACCTCACAAGGATGCTATCAGTCGGTCAAGCCCACGTATTGGTATTGACAGCGAGAACATCGAGGGCGTAGATGACAACCTCATTGCTATCAACACAGAAGCACACAGCCTTCACACAGACCGCAACGTAGGACAGCGAGTGGTTATGGAGGGTGGCTTGACCGCAGGTTCACAAACGCTTGCCGATTACGACCTTACTGGTTTGACCTTTGCTGCACAGCCACAGGGTGGTGCAATGCGCTTGACCCACACCTCCAACTTCAATCCAATGGGCGGTACATACCTCGCTGAAACCCGCAACTTCCTTGCACCTATCAGTGACAAAGATTGGGGCGGTATAAGTGGGTCAAACAAGTCATCAAACCCGTACGAAACAAACGTACACGTAAGCAATAAGCAAACAAACTTGATTGACAAAAAGGTTACTTTCATGCTTAGACCAGTGCGATTACTTGACAAGCAACACGTTGAGATGTTCCGACCAAACAACAACCTACACTCATCATCCCCACAATATGGGGCAAATTACTTCTCGGCTACTGCTGGTGGTAAGTATGGTATTTACATGTATGAGGTAGAAAACGGTCGTGCAAGTTCAGGTTACTACATCCGTAGCACCAACCCTGATACCAATCCACCTTACGCACCGTTGTACGTTATGGACATCAGTGCCAACGAATCTGTACCAGTGAGTAAAGGTCCGAAGTTGTCCGGTATAGGCGAAACGTCATTCGATAGTACAAAACTCAACAATGCGGTCACCCGTATCGTCATCAGTGAAAACACGCTACAACACTATCGTGCTGATGCAGCACGTCGTCGTTCTCGCATTGACAGTGATGAAACAACAAAACGCATGGACTTCTCCGTAGTGCCACGATTCTCACAGGCACTTCATCCAAAAGGACATAAAGGTGATGTAACCTACAACACATCGGACCACACAGGTGATGGCGCATGATTGATTACGACTTTTGCGATTGTTGTACACCAATGGAAAATACATTAGCATTAATGAAAGCAAAGAAAAAGAGTAAGCCGTTTCACGGTTACAATCCAAATCGACATCACAGAAAGGGTGGTTTAAACGCTAAAGGACGTGCCAAAGCAAAGCGTGAAACTGGCGCAAACCTCAAACCACCTGTGACAACAAAGCCGAGCAAACTCAAACCCGGTAGCAAGAAAGCCAAGCGTCGTAAATCATTCTGTGCAAGAATGGGCGGTATGAAAGGACCAACATCGAAGAAAGGCAAATTGACTCCAAAGGGTGCGGCTCTCAAGCGATGGAACTGTTGAGGTGGAGAAGTGTTTGAGAAAGCATGGCGTTTCCTCAAGGCTTTTCGGCAAATGAAGTTGTACAATTTCATAGAGGACTATCCCGGTATGGAGCCTGTAAGTGGCTATAGAGGTGTACCACTAATGTCCACGGCTCCCCAAAGTCAAGAAAATTGGTCACAAAAACCCGATTCTTTAATTGACCTAAGCGGAAAAGGTACGTGGTGGGCTGATAAGAAAACCGTTGAGCCACATGCAACTGCATCGTTTTTTGCTAACGCAAATTTTGGTGATGTAGAAGGAACTCCAACAGTACTTGGTCTTCGTGGACCTATGAAGAATTATGGTAGAGTACAACGTAGACGAGGTTGGAATCCAACAAATGAACGACTTCTTTCAGAAGCGTTAATTAGTCATGATGAACCTATTGATTGGGAGAACATTGTGTTTTCTCAACCATCGAATAGTGTGACTACTGGTATGACTGAAGAAGATGAAGAGGAATGGGCTAATCAACAATTAGGGTGGGCTTGAATATGACACTCATTACAAACACCAGCACTGGGCGTTATGATACCGATGCCAACGAGGTCATGGACCATGTACGTAAGCCAGTCTTTGTCGATAACGCTATTCATCATGGTCGCATAAGCGTGCAAACGTCAAACAAAGCAAAGATTACGGTCGAGAAGAACAACACCCGTAACCTGCAAGTCATGCCTCAGACCCGCTATCAGATTGTAGAGAGCGAGGGTGGCGTACAACTCACACACGTACAGAAATCAGGTCACGAATATACTGGTGTTCCATACTTTAACGGGGAAACTTTGTCTTCGAGTAACATACCTATTCTCCTCTACAATGCCGACAACCCATCCGAGCGCATCGTATTGAGCGATGTCGAGAACAGCACCATTGGTGTGTTCGGTAACCTACGTAATATGAAAGGTCGCACACTGCAAGACATTGGGTTTAGCAATAACATTGTAAAACTCGGACAGCCAGTGGACGTAGGACTACGTACAACTGACTTGGCTATCAAGTTGGGTGAGTCGGTGGACAGTGGTGTAACGAGCGTCAATATCGCACGACCTGAAAGCACAGTCGCAACACACCGTCATCACAGCACACGCTTCATTGCTAAGGACTTCCAAAATACAAACCTTATGACATCACTGCGTTATCTTGCTCGTCATGATGGGCGTATGGTATTGCTCGATGCTTTTGGTAATCTACTGTACATTCCGCTTACATTCTCCGAAAGCGCAATCAACATTACCAACAAATTATCAAACACTACAGAATCAAACCCTGTTGATAACACATTCAATCGTGTAACAGTACAAGGATTACCAATGGCTCTTAATGACCTTGTAATCGTTACAGTGGACGATACTGAATCACAAGTCACAGATGTACGTGAAGCACCTGCTCCTATCGTAGACCACACGGTGCGAAGCAAGATGAGCGCACGTAGAGTTGCACGTAAGATACTGCGTGGTCAATCACTAATGAAAGGCTCGCAAACCATCAACAATAACTACGATTCACTTAATGTGCGTCCCGGTATGACTGTAGAGCATGAAGGTCGAAACAAACTCATCACCGAAGTGCGACACTATCCTCTTCAGAACCGTAGCGATTTTGCTCTTATGAATGTCGAAGTCGGTCTTGAAGGAATACTGCAAGGTATCAACGAAGGCTCTACAATAGATGCTAATGAAACAAATCCCGCTACATACATGCAAGTGGTTGATACAAACTTGGCACTGTTCGGTAAGGTGGAGTTGCGGTTTGAAACCAAAGTTATCGAAAATGCTGTCTATTCGACCGCAATCTTGATTGGTGGCAACACGAGGGGTAAAATTGGTGGTGGTAATGAACCACTCGGTGGTAACAAAAGCCAACACTTAGCACAAACAAAGGAGGTGTACGAATCCCAGTAAGTAATCACCTACGAAGATTGTTGCTTGAGACAATTCGTGACAACATCAATGAAGTCATCATAGGATTTGACGGTACACCTGCTACCAGCGACGATGGTGGCACTGGTCGCCCCGCAATGACTCTCACACCAACCATCACTATTGTAGACGACGCAAGCCTACTGGTAGAGGCTATTGTGCCTCAAACACAATCATTTACCGAGTCAATAAAGGAAGTATATCTACAACTACGAAACACTAATGACTTCACACCTGTAGGTAGATTCACAGTTAAACCAATATCGAAAACGACGAGCAACGAAGTTAAAATCGAAATTACAATTGAGGTGGCATAATGACAGGAAACCCATTATCAGGACACACGAAAGGAAACATGACGCTTACGACCCACACCAGTTTGGCTACGCCTACTGCGGAAGATGGGTTGTTCGATGGTGAGCACATCATTAGTCCCACACTAACAAACCTATACGAAGGGGTGCATGGTAACGGTATTCTTCTTGAAGAAGACACAGCATCAGGTGACAGTGACCGTAACAACCCACTTAATTTAGCGGGTAATGTAAACGGTAAGGCATCGTCCAATCATTATGAAATCGTTGTAAGAGGTGGCTATGCTGTAATTGACGGTGTAGTGTATGAATTTGGCGGCGGTACTACTGTCGATGTGGACATTCAAAACGCAAGTAATTACAAATCCATTAGTGGTACAGTATCAGCACTTACCACTGGGCAAGAAGCGTTAGTTGTAGTCTACGTATCATCTGTTAATGACTCAACAAATGCAAACAAGCGGATATATTGGGAGATGGGTACACCAGTAACCAGTGGTTATCCATTAGCCCCTCATTCGTTCCTTAATGCACCCACACAAAAAGGCGCATCCCAAGATGTAAAACAATCTGTTGTACTTGCAGTTTTGCGTTGTGTGTTTGAGAATGGTTCAGGTGATTTAAATCTTAAAGTAACGGAAATTAACGATAAGCGTGTATTCATCAAACCAAGTCCAATTTATTTTACACCAGTAACAAGTGGAGCAGTCGCCGCAACAACTGCTGTTGATTCACATACAGACCTCGATAACCTTCATGGAGGGGGAGAAGAAGTAGGTGCATTAGCAAGTAGCCGTATGGGTGCTATGTGGCAATCGTACGATAGTGAAGGCAACCAAGTCATGTTCTATTCAGGTAAGGATTCGGGTGGTAATCGGTTCACACGTCGTATTTTCAACTCGGTCTTGTCTTCTACGGCCACCAGTATAACTATCACGTCGGCTGATGAGAACGTGCTCATGCTCACACCCAGTGGGACGTGTACAGTAACTCCAAGCGGTACATTCCCTGATGGTCACGTTATTACCATAAAGAATTTACATGGGAGCAACACTGTCAATTTTAACTCATTAGGTGCGTTTGGTCAAACAGTAAAACAATACGTTTACGATAGAACCAATACGTCTTGGAACAGTATAGAAGTGCTTGGTACAGGTACGGTAACTTCTATTGCGACCACTGCACCAATCACTGGTGGAACAATAACTTCATCTGGTACAATCGGTATCAGTGCGGCTACAACCAGTGCGGCAGGTTCAATGTCGAGTGCCGACAAGACAAAGTTGGATGGAATAGAAGCGAATGCCGATGTGACGGATGCTACGAATGTCACCGCCGCAGGTGCTTTAATGGATTCAGAATTGACTGACCTCGCAGGTGTAAAGGGAGTCACCATTTCAACGTTGCAAGTCAAGCCATCAGAAGGAGCATTTGCTAACGGTGACAAAACAAAATTGGATGGCATAGAAGCAAACGCAGATGTTACTGATGCAACAAATGTCAATGCCGCAGGTGCAATAATGAATAGCGATGTTGCTACAAAAGGACAAATCATTGTAGGCGATGGTTCAGGTGACCCGACCATATTGAGTGTCGGAACAAACGGTCACGTCTTGACGGCTGATAGTGCGGAAGCATCGGGTGTCAAATGGGCGGCGGCTTCGGGTGGTTCGTCATACACAGACTCGGAAGCCATTGCCGCAGTTGAAGGCGAGGCTACACTTGCTTTGACAGGTGATGTAACAATTGCAGCAGGTAAAGATTTAACTGTTGATACAGACACATTACATGTTGATTCAACAAATAATAGAGTTGGGATAGGGACAACTACACCTGACATGTCGTTAGATGTAAAACAAGCGATAACAACAATCGCAAGAGTAGCAAGCACAGGCTCTCACGCTAACATGCGTATAGGCAGAGCGAACAACACTAAAGATGCTGCTCTATTGTTTTATGATGATATGGCTACCACGCCATCCTTGCAATGGCGTATTCAAATGACCAGTAGCGGAACTGACCTGAGTATTCGTGACGAAGACGGAAGCCCTGATGGTAATGAAATCATGAAATTCAAAGATGGTGGTGGTGTTGATATTAACGCTGATGTAACAATCGCAGCAGGGCATGACCTAATCTTTGGTGATAAAACTGCGGTTACCGCACTCGGTGCTCAGGTTGTCAATCCCGACGCAGGTGGTGGTAATCCAAGTGCCGCCGAACTTGCTTCTACACAAGCGGCGATAACAGCCCTTCAAGCCAAACTGGACGCACTTATCGCTTCCTTAAGCAACATAGGGTTGGTTTGAATCAGCGAACTGATTGACACGAATATAATAGAAGTTATTTTACTTTCTATTATATCTTTTATCGCAGGGTTTGTCCTAACATGGCTTGGCACTATTGACGATTGAACGCACTGTCAATCCAAAAGTGACCGCATTCTTTGCACTGCAACATGTGCAGTCGCTTCTTGTCGCCATCTATGTAGCGAGCAGTGAGCCTTCTCGGTATGTGCCAGTGTGTGCATCTTCGGCACTTGACCTTCAAGCGGTCAAGCAACCGCCCCATCACTCAACGCCTCGTCGTGCAATGATGTCATCAATACGTAGGATAGCATTCGTGACTTCAGCCGCACTAAGCACTGCTTGACGTACGAGTTCAGCAGGTTCAAGCACGCCCAACTTGAGCATGTCGCACACACCTCCGTTCTCAACATCAGGTCCAACCGTGAGTTCACCCTCCATCAGACGGTGACGTAGTTCAAGAATGGTATCGAGTGGGTCATGACCTGCATTCTCGGCAATGGTCGCAGGGATGGTTTCTAAGGCATCAGCAAACGCCTCAATAGCCATCTGTGCTCTACCCCCTACCTGTGCCGCATGTTGGCGTAGATAGACGGCCATGCGAGCGTAGGCATTGCCTCCACCCACGACGACCTTCTCATCACCAATCACCATTGATACGACACCAAGAGCATCATCAAACCCACGCTCGACTTCTTCCAGTGTGTGCGTAGTCGCACCACGCAAGACAAGCGTAGCCTCTTTGCTCTCCTTGTAGTTTGAATGTACAAACAAATACCATATGTCGTTGTGCATTTCACGTATGATTTTTGTCATGGTCATGTCTTCGATGTCATCGACGGTTTGGTAGATGGTGCTGTTTGTTGCACGCTTCATGGCACGCATAGCGGACTCAGGTGTACGACGTACGACATAGATACCGTTCTTCTTGAGGTACGCACAAACGTGGTCATTGACCCCATCACGCACGAATACAATACCTACTTTACCTTTGAAAGCATCAACAATCTCTTTGGCTCTTGAAATCAAATCAGCCTTACCCGCCGACTTGTACGTGCTGTATGACTGTGCATCGAGTTGCACTTGCACGTTCTCTTCGTTCTTTTCAACGTCAAGGCCAGTATTGATGAGCATCATTTGGTAGTACTCGCTTGCATCAGACTCGTTTTCAATCACGAGGTCTTTGCTCACGATGACACCGTTGAACAAGGATGAGTCATTGACCGAGCCACCCGGAAACGATACCACACGTACAGACTTTGCATCACCCGCTTGCTCAACAGCCGATACGCATAGTTCGGCTACTTGGTCAAGCGAGTGCTCAAGGGTCTTACCAGTAATTGCTGTCTTAGCAACAGACAGTGTTTCATCACGTCCTTCGGCAAGCATTGTAATTTCATCTTGCAAGTACTTGGTTGCCATTTGTGAAGCCTCGTGATACCCACGACAAATCACATTCGGGTGCAAGCCCTTAGCAAACAAAGACTCGGTGTGTCCAAGCAATGCTCCTGAAAGTACGACTGTACTTGTTGTTCCATCGTAGCATAGGTTCTCTTGTGTCTTTGCTACTTCGGCAATCATCTTACCGCCCGGATGTGACACATCGACTTCACGGAGGATGGTAGCCCCGTCATTCGTTACGATGACGTTGCCGTGTCCATCGACCAACATCTTGTCCATACCCATCGGTCCAAGCGTAGACTTGACGGTTTCAGCAATCGTCCTTGCCGCCCGTATGTTCATCGCCTGTGCATTTGTTCTTGTTTGTTCTGTATCTTTCTTCAATTCCAGTTCACCTCAACTTCAATTATTTGTCCCGTATCAACAGCACGAGAACGTACATAGCCTTCGCTCTTGCCGAAACTGTAGAGGTCGTAAGTAAGCCGAGCATCGCTCAAGCAGTACTTCGCCACCTCGTCGTATCGTCCGTTCCTCCAAGCCGTAGGCGCATCTTCGCTGTTCATTAACTTACTGTCACCCAACGTGTGTTTGACAAGGGAATTTAGGTCGGTCATCACCTTCTGTTGCGACAGGGATGCCTTGTTCACGAGATTCTTTGTGTCGATGACACTATCGCTCTTGAGCATGTCACCTGCTGTCCAACAGTCCAGTGCATCTCGTAGCACTGGGAGGTCAAAGGACTTGATGTTATGACCGATAATTGAGCCACCTTTCTCTACGTGGTCGGATAAATCATCACCGAGTGTACGTGGGTGTAGGGCTTTGACCGTAGCATCAATTGAAAGAGACTTGTTGCAGTATACATTACCAGTATCACCATTCCATGTAGCCACGACTGTAGGCTCAAACGAAGCCGTCTTATCCCAACCACCTATCTCCCAAGAGAAGTTGCCAGTTTCAATATCAAGTGCCATTACGTTATCGCTCACCATTATCACCTTTACGTCGATAGTACATTCGCCCGTTGCTCTTTTTGCGATTGAATAGTTTTGGTCCGTAGTCTTTGAAGTGACGTTGAACAGTACTCTTACTCACTCCTGTGTGTGACATATACTGATTCCATACGCTTGATTGCATTCGCCAACCATCGCCATGACCATCCAACTCATATCCCGCACATTCACCATATGCCTTAAGCATATCATCTTGCAACTTGGCTTCCTTTGCCTTATTGCCACCAATTTCAACAGAATCCTCAAGCCATGCAATGAGGTTTTGGAATAGGTCGAAAAGAATCTCGTGCGCCATGTCTACGTGTTCAGGCGTGACTTCCCACTTGTTGTCAAGCAAAGCCATGTGGACTGAAAAGATACCAAGATAGTTCTCAACCGCAGGTGTAAAGGATGCTACGATTTCAGACATTGCCGCATCCATGTTGCGTAGGAGGTCATATATCTCATCAGACGCTTGATACAGTGCAGTTTCATAATCACTTGAAGCAGTGAACATGTCCCACATCTTTTCTTGAACGAGGTCTTCTTTCTCATCATTCGTCATCTCGTCCCATTGTGTAAATGTAATCTCACCCATGTTGAGAAGACGGTCACGTATGCGCTTCTCGGTCGTTGTAAAGTAATCGTAGATGTCGTCCTTTGTATATTCGACCTGCTTCGGCTTACGGAAGAATGTACCCAGTCGAGTGTTACTCACCTCTTGACGCATATCCATGTCCCAGTGCGCCCAGTACAGCAATACACGCTGAAAGATACCCTTCGTCAAGACATACTCCTTAACACCCTTTGGTGGGTACGTTGTAATCCATAATGACACCAGTGAAGGACACTCAATCTTGTTGCCCTTCATGTGCTTCACGAGTACGTTGTTTCCGCTACCTACAGGATTACAAGCAGTTTGAAGATACAGAACAGTTTCTTGACTGTGCTTGTTTGGAGTAAGAAGAATAGAACCCTCATCGAAGTTGATACCCTTACGCCCTGCAAGAAGTCCTTCGACCGTTTCAACCTCGCTTGTTGGTTTGCCGTTCTCATCCATAACGACATTCGTTGAGCCTATCAGACCTGCGTCTGTACCCGAAGCAAACAATTCAGTTGGCAACTCAACATTCTCCATGATGTCACCAATAAAGTTCCATGCAATCGACTTACCCGTTCTTGATGGTTGAATCCAAAAGACGTGTACACGAGGGTCAAGGTGCGTGTCACCTGTCGGTATACGAATGTACGGTAGTGCCAGTTGTCCTTGTATATAGAAAAAGGACAGTAGCCCCGGTATCTCGTTGTTCATTGATGTCCTTGAAAAGTGATGCAAGTATGCATCAAGAATCGGAAACTTTTGTACTGCTTTGTAATTGCTTGCTTCTGTCATATTTTCACACTTCCTTTCTCTTTGCCAGTTTATAAATCAGCGACGGACTTTACGCTCTTGTCTTACTTCTGCTTCACTCGTTAGTACTTTCATCAGTAATTTACGTCGTGCTTCGCCAAGTCCTTTCACCTGCTTCAATGATTCAGGGAAAGCCATCTCCTCGATACTACCGCACTTGTCAAGCAAGCGTTCAGCAATCTCTCGTCCTACGGAGGGTATAGCCATCAGCACGTCCATGCGTATGTCATTGGACGCTACACGACGCACTGCTTGAGCACCATGCTTACTTGCGGGTTTGTGCAACTTGTCGTGTAGTTTAACGACAAACATAGCCGCTTCGCTAACGTGTGGAGTGTAAAATACTTGGCAGTTGAAATCAGACATAATGCGTGCGATAGTGCCAATCAATTCGCTTTGGACTCGTGAGTATGTAACATTCTTACTTCCTTTGTTCTTCATTATGCTTACGTGCTTTTCTATAGAACCGTGTACGAGAAGGAAGAATCTTTCGTAATTGGCATCCATGTTATCCAGTTGTCGCCATAGGTGACCGTTGTGCGATGACTGAAACAAGTCGCTGATGCTCTTGGCTTCAACACACGCCCCGCCTAATTGGTAGTCACCAACCACCAACACTTGACGTGCAACAGTCATACCTGCTTTTTCAGCACGCCGTTCTACGGACTCGCATAGTGTTCCTCGTTCATTGCTATCAATAATTAAATCAGGTTTAGCCATTATTCTTCCTCCATTAGTACGGGGTTTTTGATGTGATTCCTACAAAAGATACTATGCTGTATACGGAATTGTCTACATCGTTTTCCTCTCGCTGTTAAAGATTTGCAGTAGTATTCTTTCTGTACTTCAGGCTTACCTTTACATGATGAACAAATTCTTACATAACCTTCAAAATATCGACTTGGTGGTACAGTACCCCTGTTACCGCCGCAAACACAGCAAGGTAAAGACGGCATCACAAACCACCCGTCCCATCATAGTAATTACACTTACCGACGCATAATCCTTCGTTGTACAGCGAAGCGCAGGTAGCATGAGTGTGACCCGCTTTGACGATATGAGACACACGCATTGTCGTATAATCACGGTCAAAGTCTACCCAGTTTTGTTGTGAGCATATGCTTACAATTGGTTCAACGTGTTTCATCCTGTCCTCTTCTTTGACCTTCCACGCAGGGAAGAACATACGGAAACGGTCAGCAAGATACGATACAAAGTGGTATCTCGCTCGGTCGGTAGGGTTGCCCCCACCCATAGCCGCCTGTGCCAAGCAAGGGAGAATGTGTATGTCATCATAGGATATGGTTGGTAAATCAACAGCCTTGATGTCGTTCATTGTCATCAGTTGGTTCTCAACTATCTTGAACTCCAATGGCTCACCACCCATACTGATGTAACCTTCGTGTGCATCCATTGCCTTGTCTTGTAGGTCATCGTACGAGAGGGTCATCAGGTCTTCGCTCGATAGTGGTATCGACCAACAATCTCGTCTTGCATTGTATGAGTTGGGAATGCGTATCATACCACTGGTATCAAATGCTACTGTTGGGTCATTGCACCGCAGTCCACCGATGTCCTTCTCCCACTGGTTCAATAGCATTGCACCTGAATACTTTACCCTTGAAAGTTCAGAACCGCTTGTCGGATTTATTGATTTAGTAAATGGAACCCATACATGGAAACCACCACCACTGAACCACACAAAGTGTTCAATGTTCTTACCTTGCAAGTATTGGTGAAGGCGACGTACCTCTTCTTGAGGTACTTCAAAGTGTACTTCCGCACCACGATTCTTGAAGTCCTTGCAATCAAAGTCCATGACGAAGTGATGTATCTTCGGAGTATTGTAATCGACTCGGTGATGCTTCGGTGCTTGTGTTTCGCTGTAGCCATACGCTGTGAAGTATACATTGCCCGAACCGTTCTTCCCTTTCCAGTACTGTTGCAACTCATCAGCGTTGCGTACAATACGTCGCCAACCCTTCATACCATTGGCGGGGAGTTCTAAGACCTCACGAGGGAAGTCTATCGGTACAAAGGGCATACAATCACCGCTTGAGATACATCAGACCTTCAAGGTGTTCAGCCAACATATTCATTGTGTCAATGATTTTTTCCGCTTGCATATATCGAGCATGAACAGTAAAGTGTACGTGATACGGACCGACGTAATCAGGGTAGCCTGTTTCTTCATCCATGAACTTGTCAAGTGTTGTCTGCCTGTATACATTACATGTGAAAGGAACTCGGTTTGGCAAGTTGCCTGTCTTCTGTACAACGATGTGTACAACGTGTTCTTCATCTACTTTCTCCGATAGGTATTTTTCTATTGCTATTGCTGCTTCTTTCATTATGCTTCCTCCATTATTTTATCCAAGTATTCATCTGTTACCGACCAAAACTCACAGTGGTCTTTGTAGTCGCACCAGTTACATTTGAGTTTCTGTTCTTCAAGGGGTACACCTTTTTTGAGCCTACCCAAGTATGGGTCAGGTGGGAACTCCATAGCAATGTGCGCTCGCACCATCTTCTCCAGTGTACGCTCGACGCTCTTGACTGCGTTGCTTCCTGTTATGTTTGTTGCTAATTCATAGTGAATGGCTGGACCAGTACCGCCCTCAATGCCACCACCCGGAAACTCCCATCCCCAATGGGTAATAGGAAGAAACTCATGATGTGGGCTATGGTCGAGCATCATTTTGTAGAAAGCCATCTCCTTACGCATGTTCGTGGGTTTATTCTTGTTGTACTTACCACTCTTCAACTCCATGAGAGCGTAGCCATCAGACTCACTTGGAAAGAGTGTGTCAATAAATCCTGATAGGTGTACTTTCACAGGTGTATCATCTACAACCACGTAGCGGTTAGCGTGTACGTTTGCCTCAACACCCGCAGGTCGCCACTTCTTACCCTGTGTAATGATGAGTCGATTGTATTGCCAATCAACCCATTGTCGAATCTGTTCTTCCTCACCGTACTCATACGGTTCGGGAGGTTGTGGAATGTAACTGTGGAGTAGCGTACGCCCTGCTTCGCTGTCTGATTCAGCGAGCCTCAAGACCTTTCGCTCTTGCTCCTTTGATATGTTTTCCCAAAACCACTCCATCATATCGTGTACGTTCAGTCCACGAGTATGATAATATCGGCTTTCGCCTCGCAGTCCCTTGAACTTCTCAAGGTAGTATTGTTGGCGACACCAACTGAATGTACCCATGCTTGACTTCGTGACTCTCAAGATACTACCGTCTTGCAGGTTTGGATTCCATGCGTACGTACTGTTTTGATGCCACAGCATTTCTTCTCTATGCCCTGTTTCAGCACCGTACTCCTCAATGGTTTGACGTGAGTCATCACCTGTTGGATTCCATCTCATCGGTCACCTCTCCTATCAATTTTTCAACGTACACAGCCGCATCCATCAATTCTTCTTGAAGGTGAATGAGCCACTCACGTAGCGACAGAACTTCATCAGCCATGCTCACGCCATACTTCTTCAAACCGACTTCGGCTCGACCTTGAATCTTCTCACATACTTTGTCTTCTATTGTACTCATTCCTCTTCCCCTTTTTTTCTCTTGTAAAGTTCAGAACATCTTGGACCTGCACAGAAGCGGAAGCCACGATGTGCAGGTAAGCCACACCCACGCTTGGCGCAAGGGCGAGGCATCAAATCATCCCCCTGTATCTACGTGGGGTGTTACCAAAGCCCACGCTTTCAGTCATCTCGTAATCCGTCAATCGCTTCTGTGATGGAGGAGTCATGTCAAAGAACTCATCCAATGTAGTCTGTCGCATAATCTTACCACCGCAGTTACAGCAATACTTTACCTTTGATTCTACAGTTTTCGCTTCGGTCACTTTTTTCCAAAATTTCCATTTACTCATGTTATCACCATCCATACCTCTTCGGTACTCGCAAGTCCGTTAGGGCATCCAAGTTCCAATAGAGAGTTTCGTATACTGATTTAATTTTCGACCGAATCCATTTCTCAACAGTGGTCGTCCAGTCGATACTGTAGCCCTCCAACTGGTGAGGTTCTTCAAACGCCACGACGTTGCACATGGGTTGTCCTTCGGGAACACCGTCGATAAATACCCATCGTATGCTATCGCCCTTGTTGAAGTCGGTTTGAAGGTGGAGGTTGGAGTAGCGTGCCGCCTTTGCAGTGTTGGGTACAACCTTGTCGTACTCATGTAGATGCTTGGAGATACGCCCACTTGAGGCAATCTCTTGCACATCACGCTCGCCCTTGTACAACTGCTTGATGAGAGGTCGCACTTGAGCGAAAACCTCATCCTCATCAGCCCCAGTACCAATCAGCGTGAACGCTGTCGAAAGAATCTCCTTTGTAATAGCAGGTGCATTCGATGCCTTGAGTGAATAACCAGTGACTTTCATCTTACCCTCGTCTTCGGGAGGGAAGGACTTGATACCGAAGTTGCGGTTTTTGGTGTTGGCTGTGAACCAATACGGGAAGAATGCCTCAAACTCAACGTCAAGGTACGCTAAGTTCATATCGTCCTGTGCAATAGCAGTTAATTCATCGCATAGGTCATGCGCCTCATCGAATGGCACTTGCACGTACACCGAGTCTGTGTGACCCGCCAGTGCCTTGTGACCACGCTTCTCGCATTCATCAACAAGCATGATGATGGACTTGCGACCAAGATAGGTGATGGACTGTGCAATCGCATAGTTGCTCCATTGGCCTGAAATCTTACGTGTACCTGTCATGCCGTACAGTGCATTGACTGCGACCTTGACGGCCATTTGTAGCATGTTGTACCCCAGTTTCTCATCAGGGTCGGTCGCATCTTTCATGCGAGTCTTGTACTCCTTACGTAGAGCAAGTAGTTCTTTAACAACCTTCGGGAACAATCCTTCCTTCGACTGGTCAAAGTGGAATGTACCACCAGTGCCTTGAATGAACGTACCATCCTTGTCACGCTTTGGTGGTATGTTGAGTGTGAGTATACCCTCACCACTCTCATCCACCTGTGTTGTCCAACACAGGTTTGCGGAGAGAATGATGTTGGGGTACAGCGAAGCGAAGTCCATGAGAGCCACGTTCTCATGGCGACCCGCTACAGGTTGCATAACCCATGCCGCTTCAAGTTCGGGTCGTTCTTCTACGAATAAGGAGGGTGCTTTGAGTTCCGTACGTCGTCCTATCAGACCACGGAAGTAACGAGTCACCTTGTGGGTGCTTGCGAACTGTACACCACAAACCTTCTGTAGTGCAACGTGGAAGTCAGTGCAATGCAACTTCTCATCACAGTCACGTAAGAGTGTTGTATCAAGAAGACAATAATCTACAAAGTCTTCCCAATGTTCATGCCAACCGTTGAACACAGTCATACCCTCAATATCATTAGTTAGTTTACCTGCGAAACCAAGTTTCTTGGCGAACCAATCCAACTTCCTTGACTCGGCTTGACCGTTACCCGACTTTTGCCATATAGCCTCAAAGCCTGTGCCATCTGTCCACTGTGCGGCTGTGTCGTACACCAGTCGTCCTTTGATGGGTTGCCGTGTTGTCTTGTACCCCGACCCATCCTTTGGTGGTGCAACGAAGATATTGAGTGGTGACATGCGCCCACGTTCAGTACCGAGCCTCTTGTGTAGATGAGGTAAGTCGGCCCAGTGACCTGCGTGTGCAATGAGAATATCAGGGTCACGTTTCTCAAGGAATTTCAAGAAACCATCGTGCATCTCTACTTCAGAAGGATAGACATGAAGTATGTATTCTTCATCACGCACAGTTCTGTATCTTGCACTTACGATGTGTGTCGGATGAGGACAGTTGGTTCTTTCCTCATCAGCCCATGCAAAGACAACGGGTTTGTCGAGGTCGCTATCCACAATAGCCATAACCGTTGTAAAGTCATCATCATTGTTTGGATTCCACTCAAGGTCATAGTACCACTTGCGAGGTTGAAAGTCGGGTATCTCATCAGGGTAGAGTTTCATCAGCACTTGGTCTTGATACGATACATCAGCCTCGTGCGTCCAACGGTCACATCGGTCTTTGAGTTGCCATAGTGTGTTGGGGTGCGATACTGATACCTTCCACAACTTGTTACCGTACAATCCCTGTGCCACCTCATCGTAGTGTATGGTAGCATTGAGCCGTTGCATCCTACGCAATACGTGTGTGGGTGCGGCTTGGTCTACCCAACAGAAGGGTCGCACGTAGTCTTCATCCTCCGCACGTATGTATCGCTCATGCAGTATACCATCAGACCCACGAGTACGTAGGTACAGCACTGGTGCGTCGTACGCACTTTCGGAATACCAGTCGATTATCATTCATCTCCCTCATCTATTACAACCAGTAAAGTATTGGTTTGGTCAAAGATAAGCGGAGTACCGTCACCCATGTGGAAGCGTGCAGTGCCTTCATCGAGGTACATCAGACAAACAGGCAACCACTCACCAAAGTTGGATTGAATAGTAGCCGAAGGTCCGTCTGTGTCCGTGATGGGCAGTGTGGTAAACAAGCGACCACTTGCCGCCTTACCTGCAACGATACCGAACTCGTTCTCACCACAGTGTGTACGCACCTTGAACTGTGCATTGTCAGCGATGACCTTACGCATACCTGCGAGTGAAATCAAATCCTTCGTATCAGATATGCTTCCGTGAGCACTCAATGGTGATTTGTAGAATACAGTGAAGTTGCTGTCGATACATGCACTGATGACCCGACCCATTGCATTGACCTTCGCAAACGATTCAATGTCGTCTGTGCTTGGTATCTGTAATCGGTTACCACCTGCGTCGATGTGGAGTGGTTTCACTGGTGCAGTCTGTCGCAGTGTGATGTTGGTTTGCTTGCTTGCCTTGATGAACTTCAAGAACTTGTCCATCAGTGCAATGTGGATGAAGCCCTCTTCCTCAATAGCCCCTGTTTCCACTGGAAACCTCTTGCGTAGGTAGTGGTTGGCATAGGCCACCTCAACCGTCAAGAACGCTCCACTGCAAGCAATTCGCAAGTCATCCAAGTCCTTTGCAAAGGACATAAGGAACGACTGAAAATCATTTCTGTTCACTGTTACTTTTACCATAAAATCACCTTATCTGTATGTGATGGGGAGGGGCGGGAGGAAAGTGGAAGAACCCCCCGACGAAGGCGGGATGCCCAAGGAAGGTATGCCCCAATTACTTGTCAAACCCATCACGCTCACAGCCGCTTTCAAACAAGCCGTGTACGACTATCAAAGTTCTCCTTGATACAATTCTGGAAGGCCATACCATTCAGGCTCGCCATCAGGTCTTGTAACGAATATCTTACGTCGCTGGTCTTGTAGGTTCGGGTTCGTCTTACACTTGTCGAACACTACGTAGTAGACCGTTTCAATCAATTCACCATCCGCATCAAAGACTTCTTCTTTCTCGGTCTTCAAGATGGTAGGAAGGTAGTTGTTGGTCTTCTTCTCCCAGTCAGCGACATATCGCTTGTTCGGTCCATAGAAATCCCTTGTTGTGACGTGCGTTTCCCAAAAGACACGTACGCCCATGCGAACAAGGTCACGAGAGAGCGATGTCAATTGGTGGAAACGAGTGTTGCGGATAGCCCATGTCGATTGCTTATCGACCTTCGCTGTACCAGCACCGTCAGCCGCTTGAATAGCATCACTTGCCAATCCTAAGTCCACGATACGCATGTTGTTGGTGCATATCTCAAGCCATGAATCGACACCACTGATGATGACACCCCAAATCGGTACGCCTTGTTGTACTTGATTGTAGAAGTGCTTCATCAGGTTCATGACACGCTG